CGATAAACAAAAGTACTATTATTTTTTTCATTTTTGAATTGTTTAAAAGTTAAATAAATTTTTTAGTGTATGATAATTGTCAGTTTATAGAGTTACTTAATTAATTGTTTTGTCAGTTTATAGGCTTAATTGTTCCATCATTATCAATATAGCATTCAAAATCAACAAGCATCTGAATAAAGAATTTATAACCTTCCCTACGGCACATCATTACATAATCATCGACTTTTAAATGCTTATATTTTTCCATTATCCTTTTCTGCTCATCTTCATTAATTTTAAAAATTCCCAATTTATTTAGATCAGAATACAAACTTGACAAACCTCCCAATAACTTCCAGTCAAAAAGACTATTCCCATTGTTATATTCAATTAGCATTTGTCTGTGAAAGTTAGCGTTATCAATAGCCATCTTCTTTTGTTCATCTTCAGAAGGTACTGGCTTTGCTTTTTCTAATTCTTTAGGCTTTACCTTAACTTCATTTCTTGCAAAGTCAATGTAAGCCTTTACTATTCTGCCAAAATATTCACAACTGAAATTCTCATAGCATTTAGCATCGATTTCAAACTTGCCAGCAATGGCATATTCAAAAGCTAATCTTATTTCTTCTGGTGTTTGGTTTCCAAAGTTATCACGAATGAAATTAAGCAAGACAAACTTTTCTTCATCAGTTGGCATATTACTTCCCCTAAGTCCAACTAAAACCATACAATAGCGAAGAACTTCTTTTAAATCTTCCTGACTTCTTGCTCTTACTGGAATCTTTGATTGTGCTTTTAGGATTGTTACGGTGCTACCACTTTCGTAACGCTTCCATTCTTGCGGCACTTGTGCCAAGTTTTTCTGTTCCATTATTATTAAATTTAGATTTATTTGCCATCCAAGTTTTTATTCTGCGATTAATATCAAAAAACTTTTCACATTCCCATCTTGGCTTTCCCTTTGCATTTGGTTCCATCCAATAAGAATAAAATTTATCAAACTCATTACCTAATTCAGATTGATAAACTTCTAAACGTTCTAAAAAAGATTGAGTGGGTTCCTTTACTTCTCTTTCTTTCTTATTAGTATAGTTATTATTATCTTTTTTACTGAAATCTTGATTACTATAGTTTAATGGTTTTCCTGTAGTAGGATTTTCCTGTATAGGATTTCCTGTATGTAGGTTTTCCTCTGTAGGAATTTCGTATAGTAGGTAATCGACTACCCAAAATCCTTTATTATTTTGGTATCGCTGGCGGACTAAATAACCGTATGTTTCAAGTTCCTTTAATGCAGAAACTACACTTGGCAATCCTTCCTTCACTTGCTTTGATATTCGTTCCGCAGAAAACTCCCAGTTGTCGGGCTTTGATTGAATAAACGCATACAATCCTTTTGCCTTAAATGAAATTTTGGAACTATTTAATAGATCATTCGGAATGGTTCCGTACCTATTTTTGATAATTAGTTTACCCATAATTTAAAAATAAAAAAGCCAGCTACGTGAGAGAGTAGACTGGCTTAGTTAGGTATGATAACCTTTAGAACAAATCAAGACCTCTCACCGTCTTGACTTATTGTGTTACAAATATACAAAATTTAATCTTCTAATTCAACATTAACAAGTCTTTTTGTAAAGACTCCAGAGTATTGCGGAAAATCAGCCTCAAACTTTTTTGCATAATCTTGAGCAAAAAACATAATGAATTTGTATGCATCATTATAGTCCTTCATCAAATTATAACGAATTATTTCGCATATTATATCAGCTTTAATTCTAATCTTGTCTCTGGCTATATAAAAGCACGCGATCTTTTGAAACTCCTCGTAGACTTTCGGATTTGATTCGTGATAACTTTTGAATGATTTTTGCATTTAATTGTAATTTAGGTTCGTTATTAATTTTATTTTTATCGGCTTCTAATTGCCATGCGATATGGGCTTGCCACTCGTTGAATGTTAGATCCATCATATGTTTGTGATTAAAAAAAACACCCAGCATACAATTAGCCCAATTAGGCCGACCATTGTTAAAAATTCGGCATCTTCAATTGATTGTTTCTTTTTCCCTTGCATTATCTAAAAGTTTTATTGTGACTTCTCTAATTACTGCCATTACATCGGGCCTTTTAATAAACCCTGCTTTTGCGTTTTTACGATTAAAATACGCAATTGAACGTACATTCTCCCAGTTCCAACTGCGAGCCGAGAAGGGACTTATTCCCCTCTCGTTAAGGATTTCCGCAGTCATTTGATATTTGTCTATCTCCTTAATTAACATCGTTCGGGAATAATGAGTTAAAAAAATCCTCTGACATTTTACCTTTAATCACTTGTTCGGCAGCCATATCCATAATGACCATTCTTGTGTGATTACTCAAAGCAATGTTTGATTTCATTATGTGCTGAAAGCAAGATACCGCAAAGCAATCTTCCAGTTGCTTTTGTGTCAATATTTCTTTAGAAGGGGAGGTCGTCGCTTGCATTTGGCTCAGGGTTAAATTGTGGAACTTGTGGAACATTATTCGGCTGATTAGAACTAGGATTTGATTGGTTAGTAGGCTTCCAGGTATCTAATTCAATGTAATAGTTACCTTGCTGGCCCCGTGCAATGTTTAGATTTATCCATTCATTGCCTTGGCTTTGGATGAAGGCGATTGCCTCATCTTTTTTTAGGGATAATCGACCGACTACCCATTCCGGTGCATTCTCATTTTTCTTGAAAATGAAACCTTTTGCGAATACTTTTTCTTGTTTGCTCATAATTATTTTGTTATTTATTTTTTAACCAATTATCAATTTCTGATTTTAAAAATCTTAATTTTTTACCTCCTTTATGAACTGGAATAGTTTTGGTATTTACCCATCCATAAACTGTAGCTTTGCTTGGTTTATCAGGGTGATATTCACAAAGTTGTCTCAAATCAAACCATATATCAGTTTCAATTTGTTTAAATTCTTTTAGATCAATTAAAACTTTTTTAACTGCATTCTCAATAAGTAATTCAAGCTCATCGAGATTTATTTGGGTTATTGTTACTGCTACCATTATGATAATTGATTTTTACGGTTTGTAAACACTTCTAATAATCTTGAATCAATTTTAAATTTATCCTCAATAGAATTAAAGATTTCTAAAACTGCATCCATATCTTGACAATCTTGAATAACTAATTCTAACTCCTCCAAATCTTTTGTTACTAATTCTTCAACGATTACCGGTGCTTTTTGGATTTTAACTTGTGGTTTATTTGGCTTAACACTATATTCTTGACTATGAACTATGTCAGCATCATCAATATCTCCGGTAGGAACAAGGAACGAGTAAAGCAAAGCATATTTTAAAGCATATGTTGTGGCTTTGCCAGCTCCTTTGTCTTGTGAATCTACCCCGTGACCATAACCGCAAATCTCTAGCGATTCTCCTGATTCGTGCATCAGTAAATAAGTGGCAACAACTTCGGTAAATACCGATTGCTTTTGCTTTATTTCTTTATTGTACCCAGGTTCCTCCCAACGTTCTATTTTTATTGTTGGTTTGATTCCAGTAGGCAAAATACATAATCCGTGCTTTGCCATCGCTGACCCTATAATCTTTTTTACTTCCTTGTCCGGAACTCCTTTGTAGGAATTTTGGCCATTACCAACGGTCATTGATTTTTCAATACCTTTGACTTCATTCATTACGGTTATTACCGCTTTAATCAGGTTTTTCATTTTTTGTTTGTTTAAATTAATTTTTTCTTTCAAAATAACCTTCAATATAATACCAGTCATCGACATCGTAGCCATCTTTCATTCCATCTTTTAGGAATTTGTCGAATTGTTCCTCTGTCTTAAACATTTGAGTCGTATTCCACCAATTACCACGTCCATCGTGCAATCGGCAATGCAATACGCATGGGAATTCAGTTTTGTATGCCATAGTGAGTTAAAACTTGATGATCCAAAAATTCCGATTTTTCTCTTTTTTCTTCTTGCTTGATGTAGCGATTTGCTTCTCTAATGTCTGCAAATTTCATTGTAATGAAATAAGTGCCAGTACCGTGATACCGGAATGCCATTCGCCAGATCATCCTAAATAGACGATAAAATATGGAAGAAGGAAAAAGGCCACGGTGCAAAAGATAATGAAGCCAAAGGCCATAAACAAGCACTCAGGGTCTTCCTTGTGTCGTTCGATGATGTACTGAAACGTTTTTTTCATTTTTGATAAGGTTTAAATAATAGCTTCGTTGCTATCGTGATGTAAAGATAGAAAAACTTTTCGAAATAAAAAACTTTTCTATTTATTTTTTCAATTAAAACAAAAATCCCCTCCAGTAATACGGGAAGGGATTCGAATAATTCACTTTAAACCTCTCTAAACAAACTATGAAAAACAAATCTAAGAAATTTTTCCGTCTTTTATCTGATAATTAAAAACTTTTGATTTTCCTTCATTAATCTCTACAATTGCAAATCCGTGATTATGTGCGGAAAATGGCATATACTTTGGAGATAATGAAGTAAGGCATCCGGTAGTATAGGTATTAATAAATTGTTTAAAGGCCGTTTTCTTTTGCGTTGTGGATGTTCTATGAACGTGGCCCATTAATGTATTGCAAAAGGTTTTATTCATTAAATTTTGCGATGGATTAATTCCCCCGGCACCGTATAATTCGTGGCCGTGCAAAACTAATAAATCTCCCATTTCCATTCCTTGCCAATCGTTTACAATTGTAAAATTTAATTTATCCAAACGGAAAAATATATCAAATTGTAAATCGTGCAATTGGGCAAATTCATCTGCTTGCACTTGTAATGATCGTGCATACCTTTGTTCGTGATTTCCTAATTTATAATAAATAAGAATGTTCGGGAACAAGTCACGAATCTTATGTAAAAACTCACGATTCATTTCTACCTCACGTTTAAAATCCCTCATATCCGGGTCTTTCTCGTGCCGACTAATCGAATAAAAATCCATAATGTCTCCATTCAAATAAAGGCAATCAATTTTTTCAGACCTTAAATATTTAATTGCAATTGTTAAGGCCTCTAAATTGTGATAAGGAAAATGTATATCTGATAAAATTCCAACCTTTTTAATGTTACCTGGTAATTTTGCTGAAAGGTAATCTCCATTTAAAGATTCGGAAATCCCAAAATTGTCAAGCATATCAAGATTCCAATCTATTTTATCAGTTGGCTGAAGGATTTGCTGCGTTGATTCATTACTTCGTGTACTTGTTAAAATACCATTGAACCCCATAAATTTACGCAATCCATCAGGTTTCTTATAACCATATTGCTTATGAAATAATTCACAAAAATTTTCCCTGGTTAAATTTGTGGAAAAAAAATGATCACGAACGACATTCGCTTTATTAATTGATGATTCCATTTTTTAAAATTTAGAATTTTCGTAATCGTGCATTAATTCATCAACTAAAAATTCGATATTATTCATCACTTTCATTCGCAGAACAAAGCCAGCATCATCCACATATTCGATATTTGTCATCACATCCATCATTGTTTCGAGCAATTCTCGTGTTTTTTCGGATTTACTCTTTGGTTTTTCCACCGGTTCTACCTTTATTTCGTACATATCATACCAAAGATAAGAATCATTACCAACAAACTATTCCTTTGCCATCCGTTTCGCTTTCTTTTTTCTTCGCTTGTAAGCAATGATTTTTGAATCTTTAAGGTATTGTTATTACTAAAATATAAAGAATCCTTTAAAATCGAGATTTGCCCCCTATAAATCGAATCTTTGGTGATTAATAACTTGCGTTCTTTTAAGTCGTGAATTATCACATCGACTAAATCAGAAGATAAACAAATTTGCTTACCGGTACTTGGGATAGTTTTTAAAAAATTCTGCCCTTGTACTATCATCGTAGGTATAAGGAATGCGATTAATAGCAGAATCGATTTGTAGTATTTTTCGATCATTGTGGTCAATTAAAAATGAATGATTAACCTGGTCTTTTTTAGTCCAATTTTTATAGGCCCAAGCCATTAAAAACAAAAGCAGTAACATTGTTACCGCCTTTATAAAATTAAGATATTCTTCCAAAATAGTGTCCGGCTTCTGCCTTTCTTCGTTCTGTTAATCCTTTTAAAACTTTGCCTCCGCATTTATTCCATTTAAGAAATTCATCTTTAATTGATGGATCATTCGGATCAATGTTAATTTTCTTTAGCAATGTGCTTGATTTTAAAGAGCCAGCACCCAAGTTGTAACAAAACGAAACCAAGGCATCAAATTGATTTTGATTAATGTCATCACGACAAAACGAATCCACACTACACTCATAATGTTTAATTACATTTAAGAATATTTCCGTGGCTCTTGCTTCACTAATTGGCGGATCAGTCATTTTAACCTTTGTGCCATCCGGATAATAAGTACAACCGATTGAAATGGTTGGAATGCCTGCTGGACACAAATATGGTTTAAGTGTTAATCCCTCATATAGTTTTATCAATTTTAGACCTACGGGACTTATTTGGTTGACTTTCATCTAAATCTAATTTTAATTTTAAATCGGCATTTTCAGCCCTTAAATTTTGCACCTCAGTAGTTAATGCATCTACTTTGTCACTTAATTCTTTGACCTTTGCCGACATATCTTCGGCCGTCACTTTCCACATTGCAATGATTTCTTTAGTGTTGGCAATTTCGGAAGCATTAACATCCAAATTCTCTTTTCTTTTCCCTACTATCCAACCCAAAAAAGCCGTAATTGCACCGGTAACTGACGGCACGAAAATATCATCGTAAATCATTAATCCTTTTTTAACACGTTTAATAATTGAGCTTTCGCCAAAATAGTAAATGATTCAGATTCCTCAACAAAACTCTTTAAAGTTCCTTGATCAACTGAATCCAAGTCAATGATTTCGCCTTTATTTAATGCTAAGGCCCATTCCCACATTTTTAATGCGTTTCCTTTATTGGCCCCAACTAATGAAGTGGCTAATAATTTTCCAGCATTTGCACCCTCGATTGGTTCACTATCCAATCCTAACAAGTCGAAATTGAAATCTAATTTCATTGGTTGATTATTTTAAATGTTTAACAATATTTATAAATAGCAAAACACAAAATATTTATAACCAAGGCAAAGGCTTACTTATAATAACATCCATTTTATAGGCGATTTCACAATCTAAAGCAAATTCGATTTCCTCTAAATTTAGTGATGATTCTAACCAACCAATTACAAGTTCTTCGGTAATTTCTTCAAATGGTTTAAATGCTGATTCATTGGGCGATGTCAAACCCAAACTACCTGGAATCGAAACCCCATCTTTTATAGCGTTATAGTTTACCGTAACAATGATGTTTTCAAATCCGTCAATGGATTCAGAACAAACCAATTCTTTAATTTCAAATTGAATAGCCATATTAATTTATTTTATAAGTTTTTTAATCGAATAACACTTGTATAATTTCCCCAGGTCTTAACCGTAAATTCCTGATTGCCTTTTGTTGGCAGTCTTACCGTATGGCTTGCCATTGTATAGCCATTATTGAACGGATTTGTAATAATCAAAAGTGCTTCAGTTCCATCTGCACTTAATTTGTATGCTGAAATTGGAAGCTGGGAATTGTAAAGCATAATAGGAAAATTCGTTGTATTTGTATCCGTGTTTGAAGTCCATACGGAACCATTCTTATATTCAGTTTTTACCCAATCGGTACTTGCTCCAACAATGTCACGATTCTGCATAACTTGCCAGTAACCTATGTGAAACCAATCATAGGCCCCATTGTCAATCGTAAATAAATCGCCATAAACAAACCGATCCGGTGTATCCTCTACCGTTAAATGATTAAACTCCCCACCGATGGGCGGATTATTATCCCATAAGTATAAACCATCCATATACGCAAAAGACCATACGGCTAATGTTTGATTATGTGATGGAGGATTGTTTGGTTTATAAGAATTTAAACCGCCACTTGAATTATTATAACCTTTCCTTTCTCCTCCAAAATCTGATAAACCGGTTACATTTTCCATATATTGCCAGGAATATCCACAAACTTTTTTAGTTTTTGAATCGATGCTTCCTAAAATTTCAAGGATCAATTTTTTAGAAATGTCATAAGAATGAACCAAGTTATAAACATACCATTTTGTCACAACTGTTTTCAAATAATCCGTAACAAAAAAATGAGAATAGGCATTAATTCCGCCTTTATAAAATGGATGATAATTTGACATTGACGTTTTGTTTCTTGTGCCATCGACAAAATATTCCTTGTAGTCTTTATAAAGGTCAGTAGTTTTGACCGTTGCAACCGATACACTTGGATCAACATATCTCCATCCTGCCGTACCGCTTCCTTCCAAACCTACCGTATAAATTCCTTCAGCATAATTGCTAAATGTTGGAATTACTCCGCCCAATGTTGACCAAGAATTTGAAATAGAATAAGTTTTGCAATTATTCCAAAGTTCGGCCATTGCCAAACCAAATTTTTCGTTATTCCTTCCAGGCCCGGCAACTAATTCAAAATCAAATTGAACGTGCTTACCGTGATTTGTATTTCTTGATGCTCCACTTCCAGCGTTTGGATTGAAAAAATCGAGCATTAAATTTGCCGGAGAAGTGCTTGCGTAATTGGTTCCCGAATTTATATCAGTAGTCCATTGATATGGATTTAATTGAGCATATGTCTTATTTATTACACCATTATTGAAAGTCCACGATGCTCTTTCCGTTGGATCAGTAATCAACAATGATTCCCATAATCCAACTACCCACGACATTTGGGCATCCGTTACCGGATTTGAAAAATTACTTCCATTTGTCGCATTATAGGTAAATTGTCCAGCACCTTTGAACATTGTATCTGCGTTGAAAACGTGCGAATCAACATACGCATTTAATCTAAATGTATTTTGTGTAGGATTTGTTCCATCATAACGCATCCAATAATTAGAATTGGGCGGAGTTCCGTATAATGTATCTTTGAAATACCCCCAATTTGCTAACGTATATCCTTTTTTATCAACACTTGAATTTCGGTAAGTCCTTTTTGAAACATTAAGACTACCGGTTCCCTTGTTAACCATATCAAACAAAAATACGGTTTTGGTCATCCAATCCTTTTGATTTCCGTTTTTGTCGTTGATTGGCAACACATTTGGAAATCTTTTAAAAAACGATGGATATTCTCCCGAATATAATGGAATGATGTAATCGGGTCTAAAATAATAATTTACTCGACCTTCAACGGTTGTCCGTGATAAATCTTCAGCAACGTGAATGATGGCTGAAATAAAATTATCACTAACAAAACCTGGAGTAGTTACGCCATCTTTTATATTTTGGTACCATTCGCCCGTCATTAATCGAAGATCATAGCCCTTCATCGCTGAAACATCGATGTTAGTCAATGCAGTTGAAACTATTTCACCTTGATCAATCACCCATTTTTTTGAATGTGCATATGATCTTGATGTCCAATATCCATCCGTGACTAATAAACTGCCATTGATTGATAAGTTAGTACCTATGTTTCCAGGTTGATTATTATCATTTGGCACAAATTCGCCCGTAGAATACAAAGCCACTTGGTCATCTACCCAACTTGTATCCACACCTGATAAAATCAAATCTTCTTTTGAGCCACTTACAATTTTGCCATCATTCCCAAGACTAACAAAATAAGATCTAAATTGAGGCGATGGAATTACATAATTTCCGGAAGGTGCTAAACTTGTAAGACTTACATTCGTGTAAAAAATGGTTGTGTTATCTAATAGATTATTATTGGCAAATAGAATCGTCGAATCTTGTTCAGTTTCGGGATTTATTAATTTAGTTCGTGCATCACTAATGCTTGAATATGCCATTATTTTAGAACGTAATAAGTTTGAGGATAACTTGTGACCGTGCCACCACTATATCCGTAGAATTGAGACATTGAAAACGAAGTAGTAAACCCTCCATCAATGCACACTTGCTTCAATGAATTTGAACTTGAAGGAATCGCAGTTTTAATGTCAGTTAATGATAATGTACCCGATGATGGTAAAGCCATTATTTATTTTTTAAAATCTCAATTTCTGCTTTTAATTCTTTGATTGCCTCCACTAATAAGGCTGTCGCAATGCTATAATTTACTCCGTATGTTCCTCTGAAATCTAATGTTGCCAACTCAGGCACCGCCTTTGCTACATCTTGTGCAATAAATCCAATTTTGCGTGAACTATCTTTAATGTCAATGCGATTGTAATAAACACCATTTAATGAACAAACCTTATCAAGTGCGTTGTCAATTGTAACAATATTTTCTTTTACTCGTTTATCTGATGTAATTACAATGTCCACCGTGGCACGAATAGTTCCAGCAACATCCAAAGCATAGGCATCATCTGTGGTTTGACCTACTAATAAATGGCCTGAATTTTGAATTGAAACCTTTTCATTTATTCCAATAAAGAAGCCAATTTTATAGCCATTGAAAATAATTGGAGTATTCGCACTTAACGCATCATTTTTGGAAATAAAAACAATTGAATCTCCAACTGCATTCCAATCTCCGTAGCCAATTCCAAAGTTTAGATTTGAATATGGTCTAACTTGGAAAATATAGCCCGGTGTAGTTGTTCCAATTCCAATCCGAGATGAACTTTCGTATATTACCGAATTACCGATGGCAGTCGTTCCCGTGAATTTAGTAATATATCCACCCGAACCACTACCCGAAATTGAACCCGTTATTGTGGCTTGAAGATCGGCAATGGTTTTCTTATATAATTGCCCCGTGGAGGCATCTCCAATCATAAATAAATCGGAAGTGCCAATGGATGTCTTTGTAACTAATTGATTAATCTTTTTATTTGCCATATTTTTAAACGGACGTAATCGTTTGCCAAGTTGTTGAAAATACACTCAATTTTCCAAGAGTTGTATCAAACACCACCAATCCCGTTGATGGGGAACTAATAGCATTCTTCTGAGTTGTTGTCATCCTTGGGAATAATACTCCTTGTGTTGTTGAATCTACTTGAAGCAATGCGGAGGCATTTGCAGTAGTAATTCCAATAGATAATGCACCAGCTAAATAGTTTTGTGCCGTACCACCCATATATAAATTCCAACGGTTTGTACCGCTTGGAATCTCCGACCGAAACCCATAATTATTAGTTGCTGCACCTATTAATGAACTACTAACGAAAAATCCATATTGATTATTAACCGTAGAACCAGCACCTATTGTTTGTTGTTCAGCAAAAAAATGATAATAATTACTTAAAGTAAAAGAAGCTGCCGCAGTATATAATTGATTTTGAAAACCCCATCCAGCCGATGTAACATCGCTTTGTACTATTCCACTTTGATTAATTCCAAAACTAAAAACATTACCAGTAATATTTTTTCCTACTCTTAAATTATACCCCGTTAAACTCGTACTACCAATCCCTAAACTTCCAGCCATATAGTTATTAGCCGTTCCGTTCATATAAAGATTCCAACGGTTTGTTCCCGAAGGAATATTTCCGTAGAATCCAAAGTTATTGGTTGCTCCTATCATTGAAGAATCCGCAAAGTAACCATATTGGTTAGTCACTACACTTCCCGAACCGATTGTTCCTTGCATTGAACGATGATGAACAAAGTCAGTCAATGTGAATGAAGCAGCAGCGGTGTTCATTAATGAACCGTAATTACTTACTAATGTAGTCACATCCGATTGAACCGTTCCTTGACTTCTTACTCCATATGCCGTAGTCCCACCCGTGATGTTTTTTCCTACGTTAACAGTATATGCCGTTAATGTTGTAGTTCCTATTCCTAATGATCCAGCAAGATAGTTGTCTGCCGTGCCATCCATATAAATGTTCCATCTATTTGTTCCTGATGGAATCCTTCCTCTATATCCAAAGTTATTAGTTGCCCCAATTAATGTATTTGCGACATCAAATCCAATTTGAGTAGTAATAGCAGAACCACTTCCAATAGTTCCTTGATTTGCACTATAATGAAAATATTGAGATAGTGTATAAGCACTTGCAACCGTTGCAGATATATTTACAAATCCATAGGCAGAAACGGTTACATCAGTTTGTGAAACTCCAGCTTGACTAATTCCATAAGATATAACTCCACCCGTTATATTTTTTAATGCGTTGAGTGTATATCCATTTAATGCAGCAGTTCCAATACCTAAACTACCAGAAGAAATATTTGTAAAAGAACCTAATGTAATAACAGTACCATCATCTCGTATATTACTATTAGTAATCGCAGCCGTTCCCGAAAATTTAGGAACATATCCAATCGTTCCACTACCACCTATTGATCCACTTGCCGTTCCCGTAGCAGATAATGTTCCCGAAACAATTGATAAACCACTTCCAATGATTGCTGGGGTTAACGTACCATTTGCAGAAACATAAACTAACCGATCTCCAGTCCCAGCAAGATTTCGATAAATAGAAACTCCTTCAACATTTAAAGTACCATTAACATCTAAGGTATAAAATGGATTTGTTCGATTAATACCTATATAAACCCCATTATCATAAATTAATCCTGGTGTCAAAGAAGTAGTTCCCGAATATCTTGGTACATAGTATTGAGAACCAGCACCCACTAAAGGGTTAACAAGCAAATCTTGATATTGAGGAATGTTTAATTGGCCCGTAGTTGAATTGTAGGTAGATAATCCACCCGTTCCAACTGTGAGCAATGTCAATGCGTTGCGTGATCGTGCTGGAGTCCAAAATAAATTTGTACTTCCTTCGGGCAAATTATCGGTATTTTTATTATTAAAATCCGCATTAAATCTCGAAGATGAATAATACAATTTTGTAGAACCTTCCGTTAAATTATCGGTTGTTTTTGTGCCAAACCTTGTATCAAAACGTGCATCCGTGTAGTATAAATTCGAACCTTCTGATAAATCAGATGTCGTTTTTAATCCTAAACGTGTGTCAAATCTTGCATTTGTCCAATATAAATTGCTTCCTTCGGTTAAATTGGTCGTTGATTTCGTTCCAAAACGTGTATCAAAACGTGCATCCGTGTAATATAAATTGCTTCCTTCCGTTAAATTGGTCGTACTTTTACCACTAAACCCGGTATTAAACCGTGCATCAGTCCAATAAAGATTTGTTCCCTCCGGTACTGCCGTTGAATTTAATGTTTGGAAAGTCTTATCTCCTCTATAATATTGGGCCGTAGTTCCAGCAGTAATTAATGGCTGTTTACCATTCAATACTGCCATCAAATCCGTTTGATTTGTTAGCACTCCATTGATATTACCCCAAGGCACCGAAGTAGTCGTAAAGAAGTGATATGCCCCATCTACCCAACGATATAAAGTGTTTGTATCATTAGTGATATAAAGCCGACTAACATCACCCACCGATGGCAATGAAGCATAATTTGGATAGTCGTATAAGACTTTGTAAGAACCCATATTTTTTATTTTTTTATTCTGCTAACCACTCTAAATAATTAAAATCCTCAGGCAATGCACACCTATCTGATAAATAAGGAAAGGACACATTTACATCCATTTTAATTCCCGATAAAAAGTCCACTTCCGTTTCCGTGTAATATTTAAAACTAACCGAATCTGAAACCTCCCAATCAAAGGTTGGATTTCGCATCATCGATAAAATATCTTGGGCCACAATTAACCGATCCGACAAAACATCGTTTTCATTTGTCTCGCCTTGAAGCTCTAGATCAAAAAAGAAAAGGGAAAAAGAATGCGTTAAAATCTTTCCTTGAATATTGGTTGAAGTCAAAGAATAAAATAAAGCCGGATATTTATTGTCCGTGTTTAAAAATTCCCATAAATCCCCAAAGTAAACTGATTCAATTTGCAAGTGGCTTAATGCCAGTTCCCGAATTAGTTGAATCGTTTGGTTTAATGTCAGTTGTCGTACCATTCGTTTGGTCTAAATAAACCTTTAGTTTATTAATGTTTTTGGTTGAAAATGCTTTCGGCATAATTGTATTAACATAATCCGTGATCTCCTTGGTATCTTTCTTCAAATGTCATTTTAGAATATTCAGAATCATCCCCTAAATAAATCGATGCTTTATAGCCATCGTGATCCGGATGCATTACATCTACTCCGGTGCCTGGATTTAAATACAACGGAAACAAATTATAATTTTGCTTTAAATATTTAATCATCCTTTGCGTATAAAATTCCGCAGTAGATCGATACCGGCTCGAAATATCAATCAAATCTTGCATTGATGGAACATCCGTATTATCTGAACTTTTACGAACTAAACCTTTATTGTAAAACTGATAACCCAATTCAAATGGCAATTCAGAAAGCACAAAATAAACTAAACAATCCGTTATAAAATCATTAAGTAAACTTGTTTCTAATGCAGTTAAATCACTATTCTGAACTCCCGTTTGCAACCTTTCATAAAGGCCCGTTCCCAATGATGGAAGAATATTAATATCTTGACAAGTCTTGATAACTGACAAGATATTTTTATCATCTACATTTGAATGAACGGTCGTTCTTTCCTTAATTGTGGAAGCCCCGATAAATAAAATATTTCTCATTTTTAATCTCTTTTAATAACGGTTTGTGCATACCAAACGTGCCGACAACTTGGGGAATGATCTCCATTAGGCATCGTCCACCAACCTCCACGACGATCAAATACTGAATAGCCTAATCGTCCACTAATTGTCTGAATCTCTGACCTTGTGTATAGCCTATTTAAACTCATTAATCTTGCACAGAACGGACGTGACGGGTGTGCCGATGTATTCCTTTCACTTGTTGGTATTTCTTGTCTCCATTCGTAAGAATAACGCACCTGGAAGGATGTTGTCGTTGGTTTGGGTGCATTTAATTTACTTAAAGGTTTTACCAATGTTCTTTCAATTGTACCCTTGACTTCCTTTGATGATAAAATTCCCTTCTTTTCTAAATTCTTAATAACCGTTTCAACCATCTTGGGTTCAATCTTCAATGTGGATGCTATAACTTCAACTGAAATTTGTTTCTGCTTTTGAATTTGGTCTAAAATATTGGCTTCTAATTGGCTAATATCGTTAACTGCAAACTCAAAGTTATCAGCATCATCAAATACGTTCCGGCTTTTATAGATTGAATACCTTTCTTTGTCCTCTCCGAACTCTGAAAATATTTTAATCACTTCATCTTCACTAAATTTGTGTTTAGTTTGGGCCGTTGGTTGTGGTGTTTCAGTTGGAATTTGTGGCTGATATTTGCTCATATCAATTCCCAACTTTTCTAAAATCCATTCTTTAGGTGCAACGGCTAATATAGCTTGCTCACTAAATTCAAATCCAATAGGCTCAACGGGGATTATTTCAAGAGGCTCAACAGCACCGTGTAATTTGGCAAGTTCACTGAATACTTGTTCAATAAATATTTGCTTATCGTTGACATATGTATTTTTAAAAATTTCGTAACTATCACGCATTTGCTGACGGGAACCTAATTGCCCTGGTGTTGAAATACCAAATAAATCAGGCGAAGTAATTTGATGGCCAGCATAAATATTTTGCTGAATTAATTTATCAACGTTCTGAAAATCCTCTTTTGTAATGTCACTTGCACCGAGGTCATCGACAACTGTCTTGCGTGATAAATCATTGACAAATGAAAGGATGAATTTCTTTCCATCGGATCCCGAAAACCGACTTGTAAATTTACGTTCAATGTTCCGTTTCTCATCATCGGTAGCCTCGCCATTAGGTAAGGTAATTAATTTTGATGCAGAAAATCCCGTTTGGGCATTACCCAAAACGTGCTTTGAAATTTCAATATCTGATTCAATGTAATTTAAGGCCCCGTAATAACCTGGTAAAGCATATGCATTTAAACTTGGCCGGTATTCCTTCAAATACATCACTTGGCTTCCTTGTCTTAACTGCGTATTGAATGCATTGTAAACATCCTTTTTATACTTACGATCGTTCCAATCCTCGCAATACCAAAACTGCGTATTATCTGCATTCGTCCGAACCTTCGTATAATCTAAATGATAAATACTTGCCAATACCTCTCCACTCTCAGACCAAATACAGTTTAAGTAAGCACCACCAAAGGTCTCAATGTCTAAAGAAACCTTTCTTGAAATTTCGGCTAATGATTCATATGGATTAACTTGCTGAATAAATTGTTCGCCAATCGGATCGACTCCTTTTGTTTTGAATCCGTTACCGGTAATGTAATTGACTTTGCTTTTGATGATCGAATTATGCTTTGCCGACTTATTTAATAATTCGACTAAGTAATTCGGATAATCGTTCTTTTGTCCGAACTCAATATAGCCTCCGCCTTCGCCTTTCTTCTCTCTATATTCGGGTTGTCTCGCCTCCGCAAAGGAAAGAAATAGTAAATCATTCATATTGATCGTACAATAAATGTATTTGATTGATTATTGTAGGCATTAAATGTAAATACATTATCATCTGACAATGTCATTTGGCCTTCTTCAATTAAACTCGTAGTGAAATTTGTATCTAAATTAGTCGTACTGGCTTGCTCGTAAATCGTGTAAGTCCATTCGCCTTTTAATTTGCTTCCAAAATAGGTATCCGTAGCAATCGTAAACGTATTAAATCGTGATTGATTAATACTCAAATCTGAACCCACCAATTTAATAAACTTGATGACCTCGTTTGTGCTTCTTGACTTGAAAACAAATAAATAATTAGGCGAAAGCAATTGAGCCTTCTCGCTTAACGTGACTATGATTTGGTTTGTATTTCCTTTATCTAAATAAATCATCTTATAACTAAATAGCAAAATCCGAATTTATTATAATAAAGAAGGGGAGACCAATGCCTCCCCCAAGTAATCAACCAAACTACTTATCTTTATTACGTTAATAAACCAGCAATTACCGAACTTTGAACCTCTGGTGCCATTTGTTTTTCGGCCCCTGAGAAAGTCAAGGTATATCCACTACGATCTCCTTGGGCCGTACCGGTTGCACCGTTACCACCTGAGACCATCATCGAGTTCAAACGACCTAAATACCAGTACTTTCCATTTGCATCGCCCACAATTACTTTTAAGTTATTTTGTGCTAACAAAAGGATTTCGTTTCTTGTATTCGCTTGTAATTTATTTAAGATAATTGATAATTCTTGTGCGTAGAATACCGTTCCATTCTGCTGATTTGCGTTGATTGTTTCAGTCAATGATGAAGTGCCAGGCACCAATTCATATTTTCTGAAAACCTTCGATGCTGCTTTTGTAATCGCAGTCAATGTACCTCCACCGGAAGCCTCCGTAACACCGGTCACGTTTTGAGCCTCAATGAAATATACTTCGGTAATTCCGCCCAAGCTATCACGGCAATCCAATGCGTAAGATTGGGTTAATGCACAAGATGCTAAAGCCATAGTATTAAAATTTAAATTGTTAAAATAAGGGGAGTGCAAACCAATGCAATCTCCCCGAACTTATTGGTAAGAATTAAGCTAAGATAAAATCAACTATTTCCGCTGGAAAAGCAAAGTTTACACCGTACTTGAACTCAGAAACGAAACGAACTTGATCAGCCTCTTTAGCGTAGAACAATTCAAATTTCTCCTCCTCGTTTAACAAATCAACTCCTAAGAATAAGTTTGAAATGCGAGAAGCATATAATTTGTTTGTACCGTTCAAACCTTGCAAAGCAATTACCTTGATAGTTGTACCTGGAAGGATAAATTCAGCATCTGCCTTAGTATCGATATTGTAAGCGAATAAGTTCGCGTTCTTTAATGCGATAGTGTAAAGACGGAAAGTGTCCATTCCAACGAAGATTGCTATATCATCTTTTGCAACTACCTCAGCAGGAATTGCACGGTAGATTGAATCGATTACTGCAATTACGTTTGAAGTTGTGATACCGGCAGAAGCAGCCAAAGGAGTTCCGTAGAAACCTGATGCGTTTGCATGGATTACCGAAGCAGAAGCCGCAGCGATTAACTTAACAAAACCGTCAAACTTGTTTAAGTTAGCAGTACCGGAGCCGGTATCTCCTTGCCAAGTTGCAACCTCTAAAGCCGCAGCAATCTTATCCGCTTTGCGTTGTGCAAATTCAGCAGCGAAGATAGTTGAATCATAACGTGATCCGGCCGGCAATGCTTGTTGCAAATACTTTGCTTGTAAATCTTTAGGACATAAAGCCTCGTTTACTTTAATTTTACCAACCGTGATTGTACGTTGTGTGAACGTAGTTGTACCCGATGCAGTAAATCCGCAAGATGCACCATCTTGAAATACTGAATCAGTATCCATAATGTTGATGGTCTCCGCAGACTTAACACCAACCATAACATTTCCTTGAGACTTAATCAAGGTTGCAGTCTTGGAACCCAAAACTGAGGACACTACCAATTCTTGTGCGTTTTGGATAGTGTAATCCGATAAACTTGAAACTACAAATGACATATTTTTTTCTTTTAAATTATTTTAATGTTTTTACTCTTTCTAAAAATCGGGCCACCTTGTCCTCCTTCTTTTCTACCAAAGCAAACTTATTCTTTGGTGCTTGGATTGGCTCTGATGATGGCATTTTTGAAATCAATTCCAAAGCATTGATAACCTCTGAAAAACCTTGTGAAAATTTAGTATTGATGGCATCTAATTGGGCTTTCAATTCTTGATTCTCAGTTTTCAAATAATCAATCTCCGCTTGTACTGATTCAAATTTGTCGGAATCCATTTCGGCTGGTGCCGGTGCCTCCTCTGCTGTTGGTGCTTCGGCTTTTGGTGTTTCAAGACCTTCAACCTTACCACTCGCAACCGTGATCATAGTTCCATCGGCCAATTCATATTC